TGAAGGTGACTGCGTTTCCACCGGCGGAGCGAAGTCCAACGATGGTTCCTGCGGTTCCTGCACCATTTAGAATCTGTGAATCTAGTGTGGTGTGCCAAGAACGGATAAGGTCTTGAGCAACGAATTGGTCAATTCCTGTTCCGCGCTCAATCGCCTGGCGCGATAGGTCTTGCTGGCCGGCAATTGTGCGGACATTGATTGTCAATAGTGTGTCATCGACATCGGTTTCGCTAACTGCATCGTTCTGTGTGACCTGAACAGCAGTGCTTGATCCTGTGGTCATTCTTGAGATATTCAAGGTCATTCCAGCAGGTGGAAGTGTGTGCTTGAATGTGGAGAAGTCTGCGAACGGGCGACCTGCGCGAGCAAGTGGCGCTGCAAACTCTGTGAGGTATTGAGGAATTACTAGACCCTCAAACTGTGCAGTTCCGACATCGCGGCGCTCGATTTCCTCTTCGCGCTGATGGCGTGCAAGTCTTTCCTGAGCTGAATAGTCAGACTTGAACTGAGCGTTGTAAGCATCCTTGAAGAAGGATGAATCAGACTCAGGTGAATAAGTGCGTGATTCTTTTGTGACTTTGAAACCGCCGACCTTTGGGGTTGCGATTTCTGCTACTGCGGAACGAGCTTCTGCGGCCTTTGCATCGGCTGCTGCTTGTGCAGTGAGCTTTTCAATTTTCTCATCGAGAGAACGGGATTCAGCAACTAGAGCATCAACCTTAGCGGTTTCCTCTGCGGTGAGATCAGTGCGGTTCTCTGAAGCTACTGCCTCAAGAACTGCATCCATCTCTGCCTTCACTGCATCACGGCGCTCGACTACTTTGTCAAGATATGACATTGAGTTTTGCTCCTTATGATTAGGTTTCGAGGTGGTGGCCAAGATGCTCGCGGCGCTTAACGGGGTGCGAGGTTGGCTCCGACTTCAATCTGCTCTGTTGAGCAGAAATTTATTTTGTTGAGTTGATTATTGCTTGAGCAAGGCGCAGAGAAATCTTGCGACCTGCTTCTTCGCTTGGTTCAGGTAGTGGGTCGATTGCACGAAGTTCTGAGGCTTTGTGACCTACTAGAGTTTCAGTTGCAACATAGCCATCACGCAGTTCACGATAAACCCGAATCAATACGGCAGGGTCGCCTTCTTCTGCGGTGATTGTGAAATCTGAGTCAGGAACATTTATGCTTCCTTCTCTTGCTACACGAACAATTCTTCCACGAGCAGTTCCGCCTGATGAATCCCATTCGACAAAATCACCGACAACATCAACTGCGCGAGAACTATCTTCATTCTCATCGTCATCAACTTCATCTTCATCATACACGCGATCATTCATCAAAGTTTCAAAGACTCCAAGAGCCTTCATAATGTATTCGTGACCTTCGCTCATATCATCAAAGACTGTCTGCAAGACCATCATTGTTGCATCGTCAATCTGACGGCCTTCTTTAAGCGCCTTCATTGCTTGCTTGATATGTTCACGGGCTTCAACTGTTGTTGTTGGATAAGCAGGATAAGTGACAACAGAAACATCACCATCTGCCAAAGATACTTCGGTTAATACTCGCCGACTTCTATCATCGTTCCACTTTTGACGGATGACTCGGAAAGCGAAGGACATTTGGTCAACATCGCCACGCTTGACGAGTTCGTAAATATCACGACCTTCTTGAGTGTCTGCAAGGTCTGCTTCAAAGCGCAATCCTCGGTCATCCTCTTCTAATTTCAATGTTCCATTCTTGGTGCGAGCTACTGGCAGGCCTTCGTGATTGATTAACATTCTCACATCAGGTGTTTCGCTCAAGGTCTTTCTAAAAGCGCCAGGAGCGATGCTCTCTTTGAAAGGTAGCGGAACACTCGCATCATTAAAGACTGCCGCATAACCAGCGAGGCGCATTCCATCGCCATCGGCTCTCGCTTCTACATCGCGCACGCTATATGTGCGGCGTTCAATTTTCTTTGCCATTTTGCTCCTTGAATCGGCTTCTGCATTGAGGGCATCAATCTTGCGTTGCGCCCAATTTTGCGCTCTATCACTGAAGTTGGAATCTCCGCCCCAAATCAACCAAGCCACTAGACCTGCGCCTGGATATTGAGGATCGGATGAGTCTTTGTTCTTTGGCGCTTGGCCGTCAACTTTATGACGAGCAAACCAAGGTGCCATCTTGCGAACTTTATTTTCTGTTATTCGACCTGCTGCCATTTCTCGCGCTTCGCGCTTTGCAGTGTCGGTCAGACCATCTCCCCCAAAACCTTCTCGAACTAACTTCAAACCGCGCTCTGCGTTTGCGCGAATGAATGCGGGAACTGTTAAATCTACTTGACGATTTTCTGAATCTGCTTTCCATTTGTTGCAGTAGTAAGCGCCATCAACAAAATCTTCCCAAAGTTCGCACCAAGCCTTATTGCCTGCATCATTCTGCTTGGCTTCGTTGTAGAAGTAGCAGTTGCCACAGGCTCTACCTTCTGGCACATCTTCTGAGAGTGCTGGTCTGTAATTATCAGGAAGAGCGCGTTTGCTAACTTCTCCACCTGGCTCAATGCCTTCTTCAATGCTGACAGCAACCATTTGGTCAATGGCATCTTGCTTGTTGTCGTGGCAACCGATAGTCGTGTAAGAACCATCTGATTCTTCTTTGACAGTTGCCCAACCTTGGCAATCACTTTGCTTGTCGGATATTAGATATGGCATTGGATTCCTAAATCAGAAGCAGAACTTCTGCATCATCTTCCATTATCGAGAAGGAAATCTCAGACATTGCAATTGCATTGACCGCCCCTAAGCCTGCGACTGCGCCTGCATAGATTTTTGAGATTTTTATTTCTTGCGGTGGGATAACTTGTGGGAAAGAAGGTTGAACAAAGCCGTGACTTATTCCACCTTCATCTCCGCCAGGTGTATCGGGCTGAGTGTTTGCATTTGCTGATAAGCCACCAAGTTCGGCTTGCATAGTCACGAGGTGCGTGACTAATGAACTTCCGCTTGATGATATTCCACCAAGGTCAGCACTTGCCGAAACAATGATGATTGGCCCAAGTAAATCTGTGTCTAAGACACCTTCATCAAGAAGAAATTGGGCTGCCATACTAGGAAGCCAAAGTCAGCGAGGCAGTTAGAGAACCGCTTGGAATAGTGTAAGTATCACCTGCAACATAAGCATTGCCAGTGATAGTGCCACTAAATAAGAAATTGCCAGCAGTAAGATTATCCCAAACAGAAAAATTGGTAGCATCTTGAGAACCCGCAATGTTTGTCCAAGTGATGTCGGCATCAGATGCAATTGCACCTGCTGAGGCAGATGAGAAAGTTGCTTCTTTGCGAGTTGTTTCAGTTGCAGCATTGGCAGTTCCATTCGCTCCTGGCTCGCCTGTGTGGAGTTTGACATAGACATTGGCTGCTGAGTAGGAGGTGGCATTTGCCACGGCATCAAGGAATTTGTTTGCTAGATAAGAGCTAAGACCTGTCGCCATTATTCATCCCCCTCAATAAACTCTTCAATAACTTCTGAGATTCTGCCTTCGCCATCGCGGATGACTTTCTTTCTGACCTTGCGCCTATCAATTTGATTTGTGACTTCAACTGTTGGTGAGGCAACATTGACAGTTGGAGCTTCAACGCGAACTTCAGGTGATTCGAGCATAACCATTGCAGGCTCGATGTTCACATTTGGAGCTGCTACATTGACGACAGGCTCAGGAACATTGACAACAGTTCCATTATTGCGAGCCTCTCGAACATCATAAGCAGCCGCAGGGTCGTTAGGGTCAATCTGTGAAATCGGTTGAAGTTGAGAACTTGGAACGCCTGTGTGTGCAATAGGAACCATCTCAACCGCCTTGAGGACTTCTTCAGGGTCAAAGCCAACTTGAACAAGTTTGCTCACAATGTCAGCTCTTAGATTTAGGCCGACATCTTTAGCATCAGAGGCATCGATGTTCTGTAAAGGCACGCGGAACTGATCGCCTGCTTCACCTATTGGCGACAAGTCTTCGACTGAGCGAACATCGTTTAGAGATAAGAAACCTTCACGAAGGCCTTTTGTGTAGGCATCGTATCGCTCAAGAGTTGTGCCTCTTAGAAGAGCATCAAGATTGAACTTGATAAATCCATCAGGCTCAGGCAGTAAGTTTGAAAGGCTTTGTTCTAGGCGCTCAAGTAATGGGCGCAAACTGTGTTGAACAAAGGAAAGATTCTGAGCTTCAACGGATGCAAATGACATTGCGCCTGAAACAGGATGACCAAGAAGCGAGATTGGACAACGGAAGATTCTCCCGATTTCCTCAACCCCAAATCTGCGAGCTTCTAGGAGTTGTGCATCAGATGCGTTCAAGGTCAAAGGCTTGAAGGCTGCTCCACCTGAGAGAATGCCAATCTTGCCTGCGCGATAAGGGCCTGTGTGACTGATATTCCAATCACGGCCAATATCTTGTGCCTGCTCTTGAGTAAGCTCTCCTGGAACCTCAATAACTCCGCCAGGATTTGCAGCGTTGCCAAAGTAGGAAGCAGCATAAGTTTCTGCTGCCATTGCTCCACCTATTGAAAGGCGACAAGCAGCAACAGGGCCAAGACCATAATGTGATCCTGGCAGACGAAACATTGGGATATGCAGAATCTCTCTGCCGGTCAGAATCTCAGTTTTGACTTCGCCTTCTTCGCGGATAGTTATTTCATAAACCAAAGGCTCATTTGGGCCAAGTCTGCGAATGCGAACTTCGTGAGGATTTAAGCAATAAAGTTCAAAGACCTCATCGTTCTCATCGCGCACTGTAAGAATGTAGGCGTTGCCGTGAAGATTAAGAGAAGCTAAGACTTGCTCAAAGAACTCAATGCGTGAGGCTTCAGGGTTTGGTCTATTGACCCAAGCAGGTGTTTCGCCATAAACAGCAGCATAAGAAATGCGGTTGCGACCTCTGCGAACATAAGCGCCAAGAGGAAGCGATGAAATCGTGTCACCAAGCAAACGGACACAAGCATAAACAGTTGACATTCTGATTGCTGAATCAGGTGTGACATCGACTCCTGATGGAGCCATAAAAGCAGGGCGACCAGGAACTAATGGCTCTACCCATTGCGAGTTCATATTCTGTCGCTTCTCGCCTTGAATGCGAATGCGCTTTGAAATTCCCATCAGTTAGCCTTCTCCGTAATCCAAACTAGAAATGACCCCAAGCAGACAAGAGCAAGAGGAATTGAAAACATCGCAAGACCTGTCGTGGCAATTACTAACCCACTGACACCGACAAGCATTGACACATCAAGTTTCTTCATATCGCCTCTCAGACTTGTATTGAAAAGAATTGGGCCACAGGTGGCTTCGGCGGTGGCGGTTGCGTGGCGCGGTCATAGCCAAAGATTGCTGCAACTGCGGCATCGACCTTGCGCCTTGCAGATGCCTTGGCCACCATCACACCTCGGCTTGATTGTTTTGTGACACAGTTTGCGATGTGTCTTGCAAGACCCTCATTGCCATCGTGAGTGAATGATTGGTTGATGACACCTTCATAGAATTTAGCTGTGGCAGGAACCATTCGCTCTGCTGAGTTGGGGTAAGCCAAAACAGGCAATCCCTCTTCATCGAGAACCATAAATGTTCGGTTCCATCTTGCGGGGTCGAAAACAATTTCCCGCACAGTAATTCTGTTATTTCGTGCAGTAGAGATAATGGCTTGTTCGACTTCTGCGACAGGAACAAACCAACCTTGTTCTGCATTATCAGGCTTCTCCCATAATCCAATGACTGAACAATGTGGTCGCTCTCCACCTAGATACCAAGCGATTAAAGCAGTTGAGTCATTTGAGAAAGAACCATCAAAGGCAAGGACTACATCTTCGCCAGGAATATGTGGTCTGCCTTCATAGATAAGAGCTTCCCACGATCCTTGCGGAAGCCAAGCAGTTGTGGTGCTGACAAATGTGTTGCATCTCTTGGTGCGAAATTCTGCTTCAGGTGTTCGCAATACCGCCGACTCAAAATCTTGAATGTCAACAATATCGCCAAGACCAGGATTTGCCTCTGCCCACACTTCAGGTTTTCTGTGGTCGGCATCGGCTGCTGTTGGCTCCCACCAAGCAAAGAAAAATGATGGGTCAACCTTTTCGCCTTTAACTAATTGCTGCCCATATTGGTAGAGCGAGTAGCAGAGCGAGTCTTGACCTTGCGAGTCGCTTTTAACGCCCGCAGTTGTAATACCGAAAAGTAAAGAATCCGCACGAGCGCCACCGGCAAGGGATAGCGTGTTCCATAAATCCCACGATGGTTGCGCGTGGACTTCGTCAAAGATAACAAGCGGTGAAGGGTTGAGTCCTTCTTTTGTGT